AGTAGGAAATGCAGTCAGCTCAGCTTCAGCGTCCGTTAGATAACCAGCGCTAGCATGGTCACCCCAACCGTAGGCTGTGTTCCACTGCGAAATCTTAGTGTTATCTTGAGTCCACTTTGTACCAATACTGGTACTTACTGTGGTAGCAAAATTAGGATCATCACCCAATGCAGCGGCTAGCTCGTTAAGCGTATCCATTGTGGCGGGTGAAGAGTCAACAAGCGCTGTGATCTGGTTGCCGACATATGTCTCAGTGGCGTAGCCAGACAGAGACTGGTGACTAGTTAAGTAGCCAGCAGAGGAGTGATCACCCCAGCTGTAGGCTGCATCGTAATTAGACTTATCTGTTAGGCTAAACTGATTAGATGACAGAGTAATACCAGAGCCAGCGGTGTAAATCTCACCGCCATCTCTTAAATCCTCTAGCGTTCCAGCCGTAACCCTTAGTGCTACATCAACTCCAGAAGAATGACTTACTGCTGTAGAGCCATCCTGACCACGGACTACCGTAAATGTGGTGCCCGATATGCCAGTAACCTTGACGATCTCTGAACCCGCCCCCGCTCCTATAGTCGCATAGAAGTAATCTCCACCCCCCAAGGAAGGGAATGAAGACGCGCTGTTAACACTAATAGACGTTGCCGTAGAGGAAACGCCACTAGCCAGCAATGAGCTAGCTAGGTTCGAGAACTGAATCGCCATTTATGGCTCCTAGCTAGCTGACACTACCCATGAAATAGAAAGACTATCGGTTGGGGCTTTGTTGATAACGCTGAAAACCGTTCTGCAAAGCATTGTTCCGTTAGAGCTAGCATTTAGGATAGCCGCCTCAACTACACCAGCAGCAGAGGATGGCGTGTTAGCTGGGAAAGTCGCAACGTAAGTAACGTCATTCGAGCTAGCGGTAGTGCTAGTGAGCGCTACTCGGGCTGCTTCTGAACCAAGAGTGGTGTCGCCAGCTGCCGCAGCAGTGTTCGACGTACCGATTGCCATGTGACTCATGACGCTAGCTGAAGTTCCAGCCATGCGAGATGCAACAAAAACCTTGCCGGTAGTAACCACTAGGTTGGGGATTGATTGTGTTTCTTTGATGGCGCCGTCTTCTGCTATTAAATTAACAGTAAGATGCCCCGTAAGTTTTAGATCATCAACGATCATGTTATGTCTCCAGATTAATCAGCATTCAATATAATATTGCCGATCATTGCTTGATTAAGGAGGGCACCAGTTACTACATGCTCAACATCAAGAGAATCGACAATAGGTGTACTGTCAGATTTTCCGATCCATGGGGACAGTGTCGCTGCGTCATTTAGCGCGGTTGTATCTGTAGCTGACTTCGACGCATGGGAAGTCAACAATTCTTGTACCATTATAGAGTCTGTAACAGGTTTTGACAAAGCAAATAATGCTTGATCGGTCAAGCTAAACAGTTGATTTTGAATAGATTTACCGACATTTGACTCTAACGTATCCGTGATAGGCGCACTGTCAGTTTTGACGATACTTGAGGACAGTGTTGCTGCATCGCTTAGAGTGGTTTGATCCGTAGATAACCTTGACGGATGCAAGCCCAGCGCCTCTGTTATCGACGTGGAATCTGCGAAAGGCTTTGATAGCGAGAATGCTGCTTGCTCGGTAACAGTAAACAGCTCGCTCTCAATAACTTTTCCGAAACTAGATTCTAGATATTCTGTGAACCCGAATACATTAGACTTAACGCCCTCAACGTCTTTGTTAATTTGTGCGAAATCATCCAGAGCAAAGTAGTCTTGCAGAGCCTTAGATACTGAAAAAGAATTAATGCCATCAGTAAAACCAAAAGAGTCGTCTGGCTCGCCAGTTACAGTAACAACGTCCCCGCTTTGCGAGAACACGAAGTTGTATGGCTGTCTAGTGACTGTCAGCTGGTCAAGCGTTGTAAACGAAGACTGCCTTCTGGCATTGACGCCAAAAGCCTTTATGTCAGCGAACCCAAAGGTGTCAGCTAGACCCTTGTTTGGATGCGCTGATGTAGTCTCAGCAAACGTGATGCTTGACTGCGCCACACTGTTAACGTCAATATTTTGCGAGTCAGCGAACGCTAAGGAATCAGTTACGCCTTTATTGGGGTGAGACGAAGCAATGTCACTAAACCCAAACTCATCAACCCTCTGGGTGCTAGCATCAAACGCTACACCGTCAAGAAAGCTAAAGTCATCACTCGCAGCTTTTCCGGCGTCAAACCTTGCAAGGTCTGATAGAGAAGTTGTATCTGTAAGCTGCTTGCCTACCGTAAACGCAGCTTGAGATGAGAAGCCAAAGCTATCGCTAAGCCCTTTATCTACAGCAAATACAGCCGAATCTAAGAACGCATACGCATCATCTAGTAGGAATATAGTTCTTTCAGCGTTTACATGAACATCATGAAGATAAAGGTTTTGCCAACTGGTAACAGTAGTTAACTTTGCAAAGCTAATTGCAGTCGCGACTTTTCTGCTTGTTATTGATGCAACGACGTTCTGCTGAACAACGACAGCAGATGCTTTCTGAATAGACGCACTTAGCTGGAGCTTCCTGTGTGCAACACCAGCCCTTAAGGATCGATACTTTACGGAAGCATATATAGCCATCGGCTATTAACCGAACTGTGAGCGTACTTTAAACTTTATTAAATCAACTACAGTCTGGGTTCGACCGTTTGAATCAGTAAATTCAACCTCGCCTTCCAGTACGCCTGTTGAGGCAAGAGTATCGCTGTCGAATATAAAGGTTACTTTACCGTCAGTAGGTGCTGTGATAGTACCCAGCAAGGTGTCAATCAATCCTGTCTGACCAACAGTCCTTACGCGCATCCTTACAGATCCTCCAGTAAGGTCTAGTGCGGCAAACGTATTTGCATCATCAGCGTCAAGTATTGAACCTGTAGCTGCGGTATTGCTGTCCTTAAGAGTCATCTCGATCTCTGGGAGTTGATCCCCCTGAACAAGATCGATGGTCGTAAGATATGCCATTAGATAAATGCCCTCGGTTTACAAGTCAACGAGCCACCACTGAAGCCGTACTTAACCTGTCGTATAACTTTACCCACACCTCTTTCAAAGAGCTGCTTGTTAACTCCCGCCGCATTAGGGTTAGACCATGGCTGTCCCGACATCATCTGCAAGCGATACAGAGCGCCGTGAGCAATAGTTTCCCTATGCTCTTTACCTACGCTATCTGGGATGCTTGAGCTAGATGATGTTGGCTTAACCGAATATAAAACCCTAAACGACTCGACAGCAGCTGGGATGGGGGCTAAATAGAAATCAGCGTTGTCTCTTTGGGCGTAATAAGCGGGGGTTCCCCGAGTATTTTCATCGCCCAGCCGCAGCAGTAACTGGCTGTAGCTAATTGGGTTCAACGCTGCTTTGTCGTTGAATATATCAAGTATGTGATTTAACTCTGTACCAGTTGGCAGTGATACTGCGTACTCGTTTACACCGGCAATGATGGTGATGAATTCAGGCTCAGGAATATAGATATCTGTCCTTGAGCAAAAATCGATTGCCGAGTCACGCACAGACCTTTCAATTAAAAAGTCTGGGGCACCTTGCGCCTCGGGACGCACGTACAGAGAAAAATCAGAATACTTCATTAGGCAACACCAGCCATGCCAGAAGAGGCGGGTACTGGGGTTGTAGCTCCATCAGCCTGAGTCTTAACACCAAGCGCATTGGCAAAGCTCTGATAGTGCATCATTGCTCGCTGTGCGTTGCCTGCAAACTCAGAGTCTTTCTGATATGAGCGATACAGCACGTAATCCAGAATGCAGTTAGCGTACACATCGTCTAGGCTGATTACAGTAGTGTCTGTATCGAAATCAGAAATCGTAATTTCTGACGGGGATGAGCTGTAAACAATCTCTAGAGAATGAGTACCACTTGCGCCCTTAGGGTATACGTAAAAATTCTTAGGGTCGGCTGGGTCGTAAACAAAATGTTCAATCTTGTTTGTGCCAGCTGTAGTCTCGTGCCAGTTAGGTAGCGTCTCATCTAAGATACGCTTCTGTACTTGGGTGACGGCTCGACCGCCCACGTTTCTAACTACTTCAATCAATCGTAACGCTGCACTTGGAAGCGTCTGCTTACTACCGTCAACGCAGGCGTAGGTGGTGTTCACCATCTTTGCATCGGGTCGGTGTAGCACTACTTCTTTCTGTGCGTCATTAAAGAACTTTAAAAGTTCACTATTTGGAAACCGGACGTTCGTATTATCCTGAAGAATAATTGCAGCCCGATCTAAAATATCTACTACTTTAGTTGTCGCCATTGTCAGTCTCCCACTCAATTATTTGTAAATCGGGGTTGTTTTTGAATATCGGGTTGTACTCGAACTCATTTCCGGTAATCACATTCTTAACCCGTTTTGGGACGAGTTCTTTCTGGACTGGCTGAGGGTTTGCTTTGTTCTTAGCTAGTTGCTGCACCTGCTCTTCGAGCTGCGCGAGCGTTAACCGTCTATCCAGCTTTACACCAAAGTCTTCTTTGGCTTGAAGGAATACTTCGTCTTTCTTCGTGTTAGCTTTTTTCATAAGTGTCTCGCCAAAAAGGGGGAGGTTTCCCTCCCCCGATCATTGGTCTATCTTAGTTCCACTTACCAACTACAAGCGCGTCTGGAGTAACGACCTTAGAGCCGTAAACTTTCAGACCACGTACTTGATCGCCGAAAGTGCTTTCCATGCGAACAGTTTCAGTGTTAGTGAACTGTGACGCGAAGGACAACGCTTTAGGGTGACCGGCAAGAACGTGGGTGTAACCCGCGTCGCCGCCAGATGCTGGCTTGTAAACCATGTTGCTTTGGAAAACCTTGAAGCGGTCAACCATACCCACCATACCGTTACGGAGAGGTGAAGTAGCATCGCCAGTCAGGTAAGCCTGACGTAGCTCTGACTGCTTAAGCATTGAGATGTACTCAGGAGAAAGAACGATGAAACGACCTTCTTCTGGGATGTTCAACTCGTCTAACTGCTTAGACATGGTCAAGATGTTTTCTAGGATGTTAGAAGTAGTTACGTCAGTTTGTGAACCGATAGTAGTAGCACCAGTTACAGCGCCAGCAAGAACTTCAGTCTCAACAGCAATACGCATACCTTCAGAAGCATCGCTAGAAGCGCCTTCCAACATGTTGATATCAGCCTGAGCTGCCAACACATCGTCTACTTTAAAGCTGTAGTACTTAGCTTTATCGATAAGCATTTCTACTTTAGCAGTAGTCAGCTCTTGAGTAGTGATAGTGCCAGCGTAGTCGTTGATAGTTACAGCCGGAACTGTACGGATAACAACTTTGTCGCCCTGACCAGAGATTTCACCTTCATAGTCGGTGTTAGAGATTTCGGGTAAAATTGATTTGCTGTAGAACTTAGCCTGAAGGAGTTTGGAAAACACCTCTGGGATAAAGTTTACTTCAGATGTAGCACCCGTTGAAAATTGTGAAAAAGACATTTTATTACCTCACA